ATCAATTATGCGAAGCTATGAAATTAGTATGCAATCATGGTGGTTATCGCATGAATACAATTGGTTCGTTGCGGGGTGGCAAAGAGATATGGTTCATGGCGAATACTGACGATGACATTAACATTGCCGGTGAAAAGTTTGACCGCAATGTCATTCTCGGTACTAGCTATGATCAGACTAAAAAGTCTTTTGGCTTTTGTTCTGACGTTGCTGTTGTTTGCTCTAATACTTTGAACTATGCGCTCGATGATGCTGATCAGGTTTTTAAGTTTTCACACTTAAAACCTTATAACGCCCTCGAAGTTGTCGGCGATTTGAAAAAGGTGCAAGCTAATCAGGTAGCAATGGAAATGACTATTGAAAAATTAGCCGACACTAAGATAACGCCGACTGATGCCACAACATACTTTCAGGAAATTGCAAAGTTATTGCCAATTCCTAAAAAGTACGCAAAAGAGCCAACAGCATTTACTCAACAAATTGTTCGACAGATTGAGAATAGTCACACCAACGCAATGGGCGCGACACTTCCCAAAAGAGTAGGTACGCTACATGGCGCTACTCAAGCGGTAATTCACTTCGTAGACTATAAAATGTTGCAGACTCAAGCTGGTTTGAGTAAAACAAACCGTTTTGGTAGAGCATTTTTTGGCGATGGTGCAAGGCTAAAAAACAAAGCTATTGATCTAGCTTTGCGCAAAGTAGCATGAGAATAGTTGTTGTTATTCTGTTGTTGTTCTTAATACTGTTGCTATGAAAGCTTACCGCTGGCAGACCGGGCCAATAGTCTGCTCCTCCTATTCGCGCCCCATCATCGGGGCGCATTTTTTTGGGAGGCTATATTAGAAAAGAATTAAATTCTTTTTTTCTTTCATAAGAATATTATAATATACTAAAATATCTATATTAGCATTTTATTATATTCTAACTCTCGAATATTAGAATTTGATTATCTACTTTTTTTCTAATTCTATTATAACAGAATTTTTCCCTGTGTCGTAACACTGTAAACACTCCGTGCAAATTCTCCCTGTGCAATTGTCGCCTGTATGTTTCTGTGTCGTGACATTAAAAACCTTGTGAAAGTATTTCGGCTTGCGTTCTGTGATTCTATCCTTAATTGGATTTGAATAGATCAGTATCAGGTTACCAGGCAACCCGTATTTTTCTATTGCGCGGATAACTAACTTGTCCCGTTTTGACATCCAAACAAAAGTAGTTCGCGGGTTAGCGTCACAAATTCGCAACAAATTGATAGCGTGAGTCTCGTTCAATACTTCGCCGTGCGCATGAATCCTAAAATAAACCGCGTTTAATCGCGGTATTTGCCAGTCCTCTAATGGCTGTGATAGTAGATCGCTATTGTGTTGCCACGCTGGAGCGCAATTTTTACGGTACGTTCTGATTGCCTTCATGCTGTAGCACGTTGTACAAATAACCCGTTTATCAGGGCTATTGTGCATCTTTTCACAAAACTTATTCTTTGCTGTGTTGGTATTCAGTGACGGCATACCAGCCAGTTTTCCCGTACCTTTTGGTGTAACTTTTAGTGCCTGTAGCATCAGGACACTCTACAACTATCCTACATCGAAATCAACCCTTTTCTTTCTCACGTAAGCTGTGGCTGGCTTGTGGTAGTAACCCTTGAATGTAGTGTCTTTCTGTGTAAGGTTCCTGTGTCGCCTTGTGGCTCTTTTATACTTTCTGTGCTGTGGATCGGACTTCTGTGGTATCGCCATCCTGTGAAGCTCCTTCGATAGCCTGTGGTTTTACACGGTCGTAGTGAACTGAGCCGTCTGGTAGATGTTTCACTGTGAAAGTAACCGGAACCATCTCGTAACACGTATACGTGCCTTCTTCTGGGGGGATTGGTGTGGTGAGAGCATCAAAAACACTCTCCACAGCCCGGAAGGGCGTAACTGTCTGTGTTGCTACCTGTAAAAGTTCAAACGCACGATCCATTGCTCTGAAATTTGCTCTGATATTCCTTGAATACACCATAATTTACTCCTTTTTTAAGCATAGTTGTCTTTTTGACAGGGCATAGTGATATATATATGTAGCCTGTCATCCTAAGTACATCTTGGTACTGTGAACAGATTGTCATGGCATCCGCTAGGATGGATTTTACAAATATCACTTAGCCCATGTTTTACAACCGCCCCCTGTCGTAGCGGTGTCTACAGTACCGGGGGCCTGTAGGTTTCGGGTTCCCGGCATCCCAATTATTCTGCGGCCTACTCTCCGCTTTTTCAGGTATTCTTCCCTTTCATATATGTAAGGTTTAACACTTAAACCATTGATATAGAAGGAGAAAGACTGGCTGAACAGTGGCAAGACTCCTCTTGCCCTAGCCAAAGGCTCCTGACAGCCAATCCAAGAGAAATATACACCAAATTTAACCCTGTGTCTACTATCGCTGTATAATATGTAAGGAGGTACTTATATGCGTAGAGCAGAACAAACAATGAACAAATTGCTCCGTACCATACAGAATACGGAGAAAGAGGCCATTGTGACCAGAAAGAAGACAGGCTGGTTCGACAAGGATCGAATACAGAACCGGATCACTGCCAATATAGGCAGGATGAGGAGTCTTGCTGTACCGGAAAAGAAGAAACAGGCAGCTATTGTGCGAGCGTTCGCTGTCTACTTAAACGTGCAGGGGATGAACGATAAGAACGAAGTTCGGGATGAGCGGAAAGTTCCCTTAAAGGAAGTGCTGGATTACACCATAAATAAATTTGACCCACAGGTTGACAACCCCTCTCCAGAGGTGTACTCTCATGGCCGTGGTTATGCCACTGTGAATTGGAAACACATCTATGTGCGAAAGGAAAAACCCCACTTAGGTGGTTTCTGGAACCCCGTATCAGGTAGGAGAGACAAACATGGGAGACTCTTGTTATTGGAAGACTCAGATTACTGGGTCTTCAAAGATGATAGAAAACGCTGAAAATGCTTTGGCCTGTGCAAAAAATGAGGCAGAGGAAGTCCTAGAATGTGTGGAGTTCAATACACCCATAGGTAACTATCTAAAGCTACAGGATGCCGGTAATCTTCTAAGGGCTATTGCAGAGCAGCTTGAAAATTGTTCTGAGACACTGCTTGACATCGGTTACAAACTAGAGTATAAGGATCGTATAGATGGATAAGCGCGAAGAACTATTAAGTGAGAGAAATCTCACCCCAGAAATTCTGGCTCCGTACTTACAGATAAAGCATCAGCAGTCTATCAGGTCTGCGTCTGACTTCACCCAAGAAGTGCTGGATTATTATATTCTTGGGGAAGACAAGACAGGCTATAAGCTGCCGTGGTCGCAACTTGATGGTAAGTTCAGACTGCGAAATGGCGAGTGTACCCTCTTGGGAGGGATAAATTCATCTGGGAAGAGTTTAGCTTTGGGTCAAATTGCCCTCTATGCCATGACTCAGAAAGCCAGAGTGCTTTCAGTTTCATTAGAGATGTCTGTACGCTCTCAGCTAATACGCCAATGGCGCATGGCTTCTGGAGTTATAAAGCCTGACCTTGATTTCGGACTCAAGTTCAATAAATGGAGCCAAGACAAGCTGTTCTTCTTTGACAAGATGGGTTCTATGGACTTGAATACCCTAGAAGCGGGGATACGGTACTCCATTCACCATTTTGGAACTGACCTTATCTTGGTGGACTCCTTGATGACCATTTCCGGTATTCGCCATGATGACTACACCGCACAGACTGATGTGGTTAATCGCTTGGCTGACATCGCTAGGGACTTGGAGTGCCACATTATTCTGGTAGCTCACGCTAGGAAATCATTCTCAATCAGGGATAAGATAGACCGATTCTCCGTAAGAGGAGCAGGTCAGCTAACAGACCGTGTGGACAACGTAATTCTAATCCAGCGTAACTACCCGGATAATCCAGAAGACCCGGATGTTAATTTCACCATCTCCAAAGCTAGGCATTGGGATATGGCAGAGTGCGAGATAGACCTGTGGATGGACATGGCTTCCATGAACCTCTTGACAGCCCATCAGTCTGTCTATACAATCATCCCTGATGATTTCAAATACATGGCTGACGAAGATGTTGATCCACCGGACGAGTATAATATAGACGATGACTGACTCTAATTGGAAAGCCTTTGAGCGCAGGGTAGCTAAACGCTGTGGTGGTAGCCGGGTTAGCGTATCAGACAGAAAGACAGATTTGGATGTAGACCATCCACATCTTGGAATAGAGTGTAAGTACCGCGCTAAGATGTCACAGTACCTAAAGGACTGGTACGCCCAAGCAAAGCGTGGTTCCAAAGATCATCAGATTCCAGTGGTAGTAATGGGGGAGAAGAACGGCCACGATATGTATGCTCTTCTGGATTTTGATGATTTAACGATGCTCCTAGTCCACGCCGTCCGTAAATGGGATGACGATGGGGCAGACATAATCAACTACGGGGGTACGGACTAATTCCTGTGGTGACACCTGTGGCCCCGTGGGTGAAAGGATTAACGGGGCTTCATTACAGGAGAACGCTATGTCAGCCGAAGTAATTTCAATGGAAGATTTTCGGAAGAGCGAAAATGATGAGTACCATGAGGGTTTCCATTGGGCCGTTAAAACCGCAGAAAGGTGTATGCTAGATGCTGCCGGTGAGGGTTTTGGATTTAAGATACTTTACTTACTTGAAACCCTAGTTAATCACTTTGTATGTACTATGAATATGGAAGGCAATGAGCTTAAAGAGTTGATAGAGCATATAGTGGATGCTGTTGAGCTTGGAATTTCTGCTGCAACTGCTGAAGTTATTTGCCCTGAGTGCGCTGCTGAACAGGAGACTGAATGAATCAATATCAAGAGTTCATTCATAAGTCTAGGTACGCTCGTTATCTTGACGAGCATAAGCGCAGGGAGACTTGGGAAGAAACGGTGAACAGGTATGTCTCGTTTATGAGGGATCGTTTCCCCAAGTTCCCCGGCCACCTAGAGGAAGAGATTGTTCAGATGAATGTGATGCCCTCGATGAGAAGTTTGATGACGGCAGGTAGGGCATTAGAGCGGGATGAAATGGCTAGCTATAATTGTTCGTACATGGCAGTAGACCATGTTCGAGCTTTCGATGAGAACCTGTACGTCCTACTCTGTGGCACTGGTGTGGGTTTCTCCGTAGAAAGACAGTACATTAGTAAGCTACCGGAAATCTCAAACGAGTTCCACGATACCGACACCACTATCGTAGTCAGGGATTCCAAGGTAGGGTGGGCTTCTGCATTAAGGGAGCTAGTTAGTCTTCTATATCAAGGGCTAATACCCAAGACAGACTATAGCCGGATACGACCTGCTGGAGCTAGGCTCAAGACCTTTGGTGGACGGGCCAGTGGGCCAGACCCATTGGAAAGATTATTCAATAACTATATTAGAATATTCCGAAATGCTTCTGGACGGAAGTTAAACAGTTTGGAATGCCACGATCTGCTCTGCTTTAATGGAGAGTCAGTAGTGGTGGGGGGTGTACGCAGGGCTGCTGAATTGAGCCTGAGTAACCTCACTGACGAGCGTATGCAACGGGCTAAGATGGGGCAGTGGTGGGTAGAGAATGGTCAGAGGGCTTTGGCTAATAACTCTGTCTGCTACACAGAGAAGCCTGACATCGGTATCTTCATGCGGGAATGGATTTCCCTGTACGAATCCAAGAGTGGGGAAAGAGGAATCTTTAACCGGAAAGCCGTCCAAGACATGGCTCCCCAAAGAAGAGACAACACCCAAGAATTCGGAACGAATCCATGTTCTGAGATAAATCTTTTATCGTCAGAAACTTGCAACCTTTCTGAGTGCGTACTGCGTCCTACGGATACAATAGATGATGTGTCTCGTAAGATAGCTAACGCCACTATTCTGGGAACCTTCCAATCCACATTAACGAACTTCAGATACGTTCGACCCATTTGGAGAAAGAACGTGGAAGAAGAAAGATTATTGGGGGTAAGTTTTACAGGGGTGTATGACTGTCCTGTGGTTCTAAACGCATCTCCTGAACAACTAACTGCGTGGAAGGGTCATGCTGTTTCCACTAACCTACAGTGGGCTAAGAAACTCAAGATACCACAGTCCGTAGCGGTGACCTGTATTAAACCGTCTGGTACTGTGTCTCAACTAACTGGAGTTGCGGGAAGTGGGCTTCACCCATCCTTTGGGAAACATTACATCCGCAGAGTTAGACAGGATAAAAAAGACCCTCTGAACACCGCTTTAATAGAAGCAGGGATTCCGTATGATGAAGACCCATACAACCCAGAGGCTCTGGTGTTCTCTTTTGCGGTGAAAGCTCCATCTAACTCCATAACAAAGGACAAGGTGGACGCTATATCCCATCTGGAAACGTGGAAGAAGTTTGCCATACACTGGTGTGAGCATAAACCTTCAGTAACGATCTATGTGACAGAGGATGAGTGGTTTAAGGTTGGAGCTTGGTGTTATGATAACTTTGATATACTCAGTGGGGTGAGCTTCCTTCCTAAAGCTGATGACTCCCATGTCTACCAACTCCCACCTTACGAGGAGATGAGTGCATCAGAATATGCTAAATTTCCAAAGCCAAAGAAGATAGACTGGCTCTCTGTGAAGGAAGAACAAGACAATACCACAGGCAGTCAGGAGTTAGCCTGTACAGGGGATGCCTGTGAAATCTGAATTCTCAGAGGACTTACGAGGCCCGGATAACAATCCACCAAAGAAAAGACATATGTACCATAGAGACTCGATACCAAAACATAAGAGATGGGAGAGTAAGGACTACATTAAATTTGTGTCTGAGCTTTCCTGTTGTGCCTGTCACATCAAAGATGGTACGGTGGTGGCTCACCACCTCAAGGGTAGGGGTTCCCCTCTCTCCGGGGGGACTTCCTATAAGGCTTCTGATCTATATACTATGCCCCTGTGCTTTGAGTGCCATGATGAGATGCACCGGGGAAATGTGGATTTGCTTAATAACCAGTTTTTCTTTATACTATTAACGCTTGATAAGGCATTGAATACTGGTGTAATATCTGCTGAGTACCATCCGTATGAAACCTTAATATTATAGTAATGCAATACGCTACATTAGATGACAAAAAATCCCTGCCTAGTGAGACAGGGCAAAGGGCTGAATGTCCGGGATGTGGTGGAAAGGTTTTAAGTAAATGCGGTGAAATAAATATACATCACTGGGCGCATTTATCTGGTGTAGACTGTGATCCTTGGTCAGAACATGAAACAAAATGGCACAGGGATTGGAAAAATTTATTTCCAGAGGAATGGAGAGAAATAACTATTAAGAGCGCATTTGGTAGCGAGACTCACAGGGCTGACATATCTATACCAAGTGGCCCGGTAATTGAGTTCCAGTATTCTTCATTATCTCCAAAGCAAATCAGGCAAAGAGAAAAGTTTTACAATAAATATTCCAACGGGCTAATATGGATAGTCAACGGTTCAGAATTTATGGATAGATGGGCTAAATATAATTGGAACCAATGGATAAAGGAAAGTTATCTTAAGGGTAAGGAAAAGAAATGGTTTGAAGACTATTCACCATTTACCTATGTATATAATATAGACAGGTATAATGGGTTCAGCCTTGTTACAGATGATGGCTTAAAAGAAGTCAATCCATGTTTACTAAAGCCTGTTAGATGGCCTCATGCCAGAAAGACTTGGGCATTTGCAAATTCTCCAGTGTATTTTGATAGTGGCAATAGAGATAAAAAACCGGAAGAAAAATTAGTTATTGAAAAAAAGAAAATTGAAACCTATACCGACCAAGAAGAAAGATACATTTCCAGAATCAAGCCCGGTAGCCCACAGTCTAAATATATTTATAAAGAAAAATACAGGGAAATATATAAAGTATACACAGAAAATAAGTATCCAGATTCGGATGTTTTTGAATGGTTAGGGACAGTAAACGATGGTGCAGCAACGTGTAAAAAATTCTATGATAAACAATTAAACGGATCGAAATCTAGGATAAATAGTCGAAAAACTTTGAGCCTTCCTAAGTATATTGTTGGAAGATTTAGACCGTTTGATGCTATAGTATCTAAATTAAAAAATTTAGAAAACAACAAGAGTATATAATCAATGACCGACGAGCAATCAGTAGAGAGAGCCTTAGAGTGGATGATGGATAATGTCACTAAATTGGCTCAAGCCACGGCCAACCGGAAACACCTTGATGACTATAAGAAGGTGAAGTGGTCTACGTTAGTATTGAAAGCTCCTGAAGGTACAGTGGCATTCAAAGAAGCGTGGGCAACAGCCCACCCGGATTATTCTGGGGTCTTGGAAGGTCTGAAGGTAGCTTTCCAAGAGGAGTCAGAGCTAAAGCACCTATTCACCATAGCAGAAGCGAGGATAGAAGTATGGAGAACGATCCAAGCAAACAACCGGGCAGGGGTTGTATAATGTCTGCCGATCAGGTATACTCTCAGCATGAAGAGTTTTTTAGGAATTATGATGAAACAGCGGAAGCTCTCCATCATAATGAGCAGTTAATTCAACAACAGCGCGAGGAACGTAAAATGGCATGGGAACCGAGGGACAATTATATATCTATTTTCAAAAACAAGTACAAAACCGAGGCAAAACATCCTTATTTGACTGGGAAGGGTTTAGTCGGTGGTGTACAGTACAAGGTAGCAGCTTGGAAAAAGGTCAGTGAAGAAACTGGCGAAACTTTTCTAAATCTAAAGTTTGAACTTCCTAAAGACAAAGGCAGTAGCTATTCCAAGCCTCAACCAGAACCCACAACAGACGAAGATTTCCCATTCTAATGGCTGAACTAGAAGGTACACTTATAGACTACCATGATGGTAGTAGGGTTATTCTTGAATTCAACCCAAAAAAACATTGGTATTCTATAGACGGCGAATATGTACCCGCCTGTACCACAATCCTAGATAGCATAGCAAAACCTGCTTTAGTTCCGTGGGCTGCTAACGAGGGGGCTAAGTATTACCTCTCCCATGTCCATGAGGGCATGAAGCCAGAGGATATGGCGAAGGGAATACGTGGTGCGTACCGCACCTCTTCCGGGGCAGCACTTAACATAGGTCTGGAAGTACACAAGTGGTGTGAGGAAGCCATCCTATGGAAGCTAGGCAGGGCCGAGATACCCAAGATGCCTGAAAGGACTGAATCAAAGAACGCTATCAATGCGTTCAGGGAGTGGGTTAAGTTAAATGATGTGGAATGGCTTACAGTAGAGGAGAAGGTCTATCATAGAGATCATAAGTATGCGGGTACTCTTGATGCTACCGCTATTGTAAACGAGGAGTATTGTGTGATCGACTTCAAGACCTCTGCTGCTATCTACTCTTCCTATTACCTACAGTGTGCAGCTTACGCTAAAGCTATAGAGGACATGAGAGATAAGCCAGTAGACAAGGCGTACATCCTGAGATTTGATAAGAAGACGGGGGAGTTTGAGGCCGGTTCTTCTATAGAGATTCAGGAGAACTTCATGGGATTCCTTGGTTTTCTTGATGGATACCGTAGACTAAAAGACTTGGAGAATCGAAAGTGAAGGACAGGGAAGCCATACTTCTAGTTCTCCAATCTGTAATTATGCAGTTAGAAGTTCTGTATAAGGAAATTCTTGACGAACATAAGAAAGAGAAGGGAGAGCTAACGTGGGCTGAAGAATGGGCCAATAGAAAAGCGGGGGGAGAATGAAGATAGTATTAGTATTATTACTGCTGTCTTTAGTTTTATTGGCGTGACTTGGGAAAATAAACTCACTGAAGATCAAGTATACGAGGTGATAGTAGAACTTTATGCAAGGGAACTTTCAATGGATGATATAGGGGAGGAGTTTGATGTTTCTCGATCCCTTATATCCGAGATAAACAAGGGCGAGAAGTATTTCATAGACGGGTATAAATACCCAGTACGAGAAACCGAATGAATCTTTTAATTATTGGTGACCCCCATGCCCATCCTGACTATGATAACAATAGGTTTACTAAACTAGGGAAGTTCATAGCCAAGGAGAAGCCACAGGTAATCGTGTGCATAGGAGACATGGCTGATATGACAAGTCTCTCATCTTACGATAAAGGAACCAAGGGCTTTGAGGGTAGGAGATACAAGAAGGATGTAAAAGCGGTGATAGACGCGCAGGAGAAGCTGTTCGCTCCTATTAAAAATGTGCGGGGGTATAAACCCAAGCTGCATATGTGCTTGGGTAACCATGAAGATAGGATAACAAGGGCTGTTAATTCTACACCAGAACTTGAGGGTGCTATCGGAATAGAGGACTTGAAGTACAAGGAGTTTGGATGGAAGGTCACTCCCTTTAAGAAATGCGTCACTATCAAGGGGATCACCTTTAGCCATTACTTTACATCAGGTGTGATGGGAAGACCAATTAGCTCTGTACACATAGGCTACGCTTTGATTACAAAGTTACATTGCTCTGCGGTACAGGGTCATTCTCATCTGTACAACCACGCTGAACAGACTAAGCCAGATGGTCAAAAGATATTCGGGTTGGCTGCTGGCTGTTACTCGCATCCTAAGTACACAGAAACGTGGTGTCAGGACACTGAGTACCAGTGGTGGAGAGGTGTGATTCTATTAGAGGGATTAGATGGAGATGGATATTACAATGGGATAAGAGCGATCACCCAAAGAAGTATAGCGTGAACTATAATACAGAAGACAAGGAAGTGTGGTACAAACACGGGGAGAGGAGTGAGAGTCTTTTTGTCTCAACCATAGCCCCATCCATTGGGCTAGACGTTATTATAAATCCTGAGAAAAAAACAAACAGGTATGCTCACGATCTTATTATGGATGGAACAAAAAAAGCAGACTTAAAGAATCAGGAAACTCCTTTCTTTATGGCGGTAAGATATGATTGTAATCCTATGGAAACAGTATCTTTTAATAAGAAAGATTATGATAGGTACAAAGAATTGTATCCTGACATCTTTGTTATCTTCTGGGTAAATTGGGGTAAACAATCGAGGTATGGTGTAGATGTAGAAAAAAAGAACGGGGTGTGGATTTTCTCTCTTGATGAGTTGGGCGAACAAATAAAAAATGCTCCGCTGCATACATATCAGAAGAGAATTAAAGACAAAAAAGGAAACGCTAAAAATTCTTACTTGATAAAATTACTTGACTCCAATCAAGTAGATTGAATCTCCTCGATAGGTCTTATGTTAGTGACGTTCTTGTTGGGGATGTACCAAAGATTCCCCCAGTAACCCTTCTCTTTGGTCATGGCGAGAGTAACCCAGTCTTTAGTCTTCTTGACTAGAAGACCATACGTTTTGGTTTCTATTGTTTCAGGCGCATATTCATTCCAACCACCATCTGTGAAGGAATCTATCCAAGAGACTTCAACAAGAATTACCGTTTCTTTGCTTTTTTCCTTCTTTCTAATGGGCCGGGGAGAATCCACCCAATCACCATTGGAAGTAACAGAACTAAGCCTAATAACCATCCGCCCATTCCGACGAGCCGACCCAACAGTGTGAAGAAATTATCCGGCGCTTCCTGAACAACGGTGTCTGCTGTGACTGCAATTGGCTCACCTTTAATCGGCTCCGGCGCACTCACCGCAGAGACAGTTACAGCCGTTGCTCCCCCGGCTAGTGCTGG